ATGGACGAAATCAAGGTTGTGCCTTATATTCCAGATGAGGACTACGACAACCCCGCAATGGTCGTGGATTTTTATGAATTTACAATGGCAAACTGCCTGTTCCTGCACGGATTCAAGGACACCACGCTGGTGTTTGATATGTTCTTCCGCAAGAACCCGGATGCTCAGGGCTACTCCATCAGCGCCGGCCAGCGCAAGCTGACCCGCTTCCTGCTGAACTACCACTTCAATGCACAGGATATCTGGTGGCTGCGCACCAAGGGCATGAGTGAGGAATTCTGCGAGTATCTGCGCACCTATCAGTGGAAGGGCGACATGTACGCTCTGCCCGAGGGCACGGTGGCATACCCGCATGTGCAGATGGTGCGCATCGAGTGCGACCTCGTGGGCGCAATTCTGATCGAGACCTACCTGCTGCAGACCATGAACTTCCACAGTCTGATCGCCACCAAGGCTACCCGCGTCACCGGCCTGAACACCCACACGCCCCGCAGCGTGATGGAATTCGGCACCCGCCGTGCGCAGGGCGAAAGCGCTGGCAACGATGGTGCATATGCTGCTGTTCTGGGCGGCTGCGTGGGCACTGCCAACTGTTTGGCCGAGATGAAGTTCGGCGCGGAGGTCAAGGCTGTGGGCACCGTAGCGCACAGCTTCATCGAGTTCTTCCCCACGGAGTTTGATGCCTTCAAGGCCTTTGCCGATACCTATCCGGATTCGGTCAGTCTGCTGCTGGACACCTATAATATCATGGAGAGCGGTCTGCCCAACCTCATTAAACTGGACGATTACCTCATCGAGAAATACCCCAACGACCCGAGCCGCCGCGTCAAGAGCGCCCGTATCGACTCCGGCGACCTGGCCCGCGGCTCCAAGCGCCTGCGCAAGGCACTGGATGCGGCCGGTAAGCCTTACATCAAGCTGGTGGCTTCCAATGGTCTGGACGAAAAGAAGATCGCCAACATGGAGCTGTATGAGCACGCTCATTTTGACTCCTACGGCGTGGGCGAAAACCTGATCACCTCTGCTTCCGACCCCGTGTTCGGCGGGGTGTACAAGCTGGTGGCGGTCAAGCAGCCGGACGGCAGCTACACTCCCAAGATGAAGTGCTCGGATTCCGCCAGCAAGGCCATCATTCCGGGCAAGAAGATGCCGTGGCGCCTCTACGATGAAAATGGTCAGGCCCAGTGTGACCTGATCGCCATGGATGATGAAGTCATCGAGGCGGGCAAGCCCGTCACGATGGTCAATCTGGACTCCGATGCCATCGAGCGCACCGTCACCATTACCCCCACCAAGGTCAAAAAGCTGCTGGTGCCGCATGTGCTGAATGGTCAGCTGGCCATTGAGCTGCCTTCGATCGCAGAGAAGAAGGCCTACATTGCAAAGCAGCTCACCGAGGAGACCTGGGAGAGCGAGCTGCGTCTGGAGTGCCCGCATAAGCACTATGTGAACATGACCCCGGCTGTGGCCGAGTGCCGTTCCAAGATGTATGCAGAGCTGCACGGCGGCAAGGTGTAAAATAAGCAAAATAAAAAGCCCCTCAAGCGTAAGCTTGGGGGGTCTTTTTATGCGGCGGAAGTGGGGCTGTACGAACAAATCTCCCGTCTGAACAATCATCGCCCTTTTCGGCTTCCCCCGATGAGGGCGGCGACCCTAAATTTTTTCGGCACTCTAAGTGGCTCATACGAACTTCGGTTTCGTCTGAGACAATCTCGCTGTCTGGACAATCATTGTCCAGCTCCAGCGGGATTTCCACGCTGTTATGGTTCCCGGTAAAGCTGAATACGATTTTGAGCCGGTTGTCATCGTAAAGATACACCGCGATCAGGAACGTGTTGAACAGCTTTGCCAGGAACTTTTTATTTTTTATATCCCCGGTACGGAAAAGCTGAAGCCCAGCGATGAGGTCATCCCGGTCAATTTCGACCCGCTCTGCTTTAGCCGTGTTGATTTTGGCTGAGAGCTTTGCTTGCTGCTCCTCAAGGTCAAGAAGCCGGGTTCTGGTGGTCGGGGTGATAATACCAGCTTCGATTGCTTTCATCAAGTTGGAGATGGCCTGCTGAACAGCCGCAAGTTCGTTTTCCATGGCTTCAATGTGAAGCTCATGGTCTTTTTGCTTGAAGTAAGCAATGGTGCTGTCTACGATGAAGTCTATGGTTTCATCGTCCAAGCAGTACATCATAATGGCCCGCGCCACAGCATTTTCAATCACATCCCGGCGGATGGCTTTCTTTTCGCAGGTGTGTTCTAGCCGGTGCTTTTGACAGGCGTAGTAATAATGCATTTCGCCGGTCTTGCTGGTGCCAGAGATCCCGACCATATAGCCCCCGCAATGCCCACAGTACAGCTTGCCGGTCAGAAGATAGTTTTCTGCCCCGTGGCGGGCGCGTCCATAGCGGTTATCCTTTTTCATGCTGTAGGCCTCCTGTGCATCGTAGAAAAGCTCATCACTGATGATGCGCGGCATTCCACCGGGGATGCGAATGTCGCCGTACATGTAAATTCCGCGGTATCTATCGTTATGGCAGAGGACATGGAAGCTGCCTTTGTTCCATTCACGCCCTCTGGCGGTTTTGATTCCACGAGCATTGAGGTCATCGGCTATGCTGGCAAAAAGTTCCCCGGCGGCGACTCTCGTATAAATCTCCCGGACAATGGCCGCTTTCGGCTCATCAATTTCGGGCTTTCCGTCGGCGCCACGCTTATAGCCAAGTGGGAGACTGCCATTGACAAGCCCCTTTTTGGCATTATCGTATAGGCCGCGCTTCACATCCTCGGCCATGTTTTCGATATAGAACTGATTGACGTTCATCATCGATCTCAAAGCAAAGCGCCCGGCGGCGTTATCGTCAAAATCTTCTTCAGCATAAAAGACCTTGACCCCGCAATCAACCAAGCGGCTCTCATTTACCAGCGCCTGCATCATGTTGCGGCCTATTCTGTTGCTTTTCCATGCCAGCACATAGGCGAACTTGTGCTGCTCGGCATCCCGCATCATACGCTGGAAAGATGGGCGCTTGTCCGTTTTGCCGCTGATCGCGCGGTCCTCATAGGTGGCGGTGACGGTCAGTCCCAGCTCTGCGGCGTGCTTTCGGCAGGCTTCAACCTGCTGTTCGATGGAAACATCCCTTTGATTGTGGGAAGAATAGCGGGCGTAGATCACCGCATCGCCGCCGTTTGTCTTTTGTTTTTTGCCCATAAAAATACCTCCGGGTACACTTTGACAAGCCTGCCCGGAGGTGGTACAATAACATCTGCGAGGTCTGTTATTGCTCTGGACAGGTTTTATCCCTGTACCATCTCTGAGTAAGCTGATCTGGAACGCCTGCGGTGCTGGTAACACCGTGGGCGTTTTTATTTTGCTGAAAAACGGAAAAATCTACCGAAACGCTGACAAAGCAGGGAAGAAGCTGTTATATTTGAGCTGCTTCCGGGAGCAATCTTACAGGAAAGGGGATGCCAGCGCATGAAATCGGAAGATTATTCCAAAATCGTTGAGCAGGTAAAAGCCCTGTCGGATGCCGACCGGGAAGCGTTGCTCACTTATCTGCGCTCGCTGACAGGTAGCGCAGGTAACTCAAGGCCTCCTGCTGCTTGTCGGCCGGAAGATTCACAAACAGCTCCATAATCTCAGCCACTTTGCCGTCCTCCTGCTGGAGGGCGGCTTTTTTCTTATCGGCAGCCATTCCAATAGAGCTTCCCAAAGGTCTTGGATCATCCACTAGCCCTATAAGGTAGGCTTCATTGGTCTCAAGAGCGGATGCAAGAGGCTCCAGTATGGCAACAGGAAGTTTTTCAATATCGCCGTTTTCATAGCGGTAAACTGTAGCACGGTTTTTCCCCAAACGTGCTGCAAGCTCATCGACTGAAAAACCAAGTTCTTGCCGTCTATCACGAATTCTATCTCCAATGGTCATTTGAAGCCCTCCCTTTTAATCTCTATTATACATAAAATTCGCAAATTTGCAATTCAATTTCCCGGTTTTCAAAAAATATTTCGCATGGGATGCGAAAAAACTCTTGACTTTGAAACGGAAAGGGCGTACAATACGGATGTCGCAAATATGCGACACAAAAAGGAGGTGAACAAAGTGAATGTGCGAAAATTGAGAGCAAAGATGATCGAAAACAACTTTTCGGTCGAAGCGCTGTCAAATATTATCGGGGTCAGCAAATCGACGTTTTATCGGAAGCTGACCGAAAAAGGCGAAAATTTCACCATTGGAGAAGCCAATGCAATAGCGCGGGCGCTGAACTTTACCGCAAGGGACTTCTCTGCGATATTTTTTGCCTAAATTGTCGCATATATGCGACGAAAGGCTACACAATGGGGGTGAATTGGAGAACACAAGAAAAAAGGCACCGTCCTGCTGGAACAGGGCGATGCCAGAAGCGATGCGCCATACCGAGCAAGGTTATCTGTCCACGTTCCCGGAGGAACGTCTGAGAAAGGCTGCATCATCGTTTTTTAGTTTAACTGATTTCCCCTCGGAAATCAAGTGGGCTATACAAGAGAAAGAAATCCAAGATGTCCGACATAAAAGTTGATGTTTCCAGCATCACGCCGGAAGCCCAGTACCAGCTGGCAAAGGGATGTTTGGAATTTTACTTTTCCATCGTCAGCCAGCCCGGCGGGCGTGAACAGCTGGACGCATGGAAAGCTGAACACCTGAGAAAGGAGAGCCGCACATGACCCACGAGGAACAGATTTCTTTGTTTGAAGCACTTGCGCTGAATGGTGCATGGAGCAACGCGGCCTGCACCGGCTATTGCCTGCTGGCTATGCAGAGAGCCGGGCTTGACGAAAAGACCATCGAAAAGGTGCTGCATGAGCTGCACTGGGCATTCGATGATACCAGCGTTCAGCAGGCCGAGAAGATCTATTGCGGCGGGGAGGAGTAAAGATGCAGAAGCTGTTGATGCTCATGTACCACCTCACCCCCGAACAGGCGGCGGCTCGTGTCCCGGTATTCCAGTTCTGGCTGACCGCTTTTGGAGCGGCATTGCTGATCTGGCTGGACAGCAAGGGCGTGTTCGATGGTTTGGGAGCATGGCTCGGCCGTGTTCTCCGTGATACCGCGGTAGGTGACCTGATCCGCAAGTTTATGTGATTTCGGGCTTGTCCCGGTTGTTTTTCTGAAAGAAAAGGAGATTTCAATGAAGTACGGAAGAAGTTTGCAGGAGCTGGCGATTGAGCTTGACCGGCAGGCCAAGGTCAAAAAGGACTACGTTGCCACGGCGGGCGCTATGCAGATGACCGCCGTCAACGAGAACTTTGACCTCGTGATCGGCAACACCCCGTTCCAGCTGAACGAGAATGCCCACCGCCAGCTGGGATTGCAGCTGAAGATCCCGGCTCCCTACTACGAGCGGATGCGGGCAGAGAACCCCGGCTTGCTGATGGCAAACGTCAATGGCTGGTTCCAGCAGTCCCCGGACACCCGCCGCATGGTTCGCACCCTTGATGGTACCGCCCGCGCCATCCTCTCCGACCGCTACCGCCGCATCGACAACTACGAGGTCGCGCAGACGGTCCTGCCGATTATCTCTGAAATGCAGGGCGCCCGCATTGAAAGCTGTGAACTGACCGATACCCGCATGTACATCAAGGTTGTCAATGAGCGCATCCAGACCGAAGTAGTGCCGGGGGACATCGTTCAGGCCGGCATTCTGATTTCCAATTCGGAGGTCGGCATGGGCAGCGTTTCCGTGAAGCCTCTGATTTACCGTCTTGTCTGCACCAATGGCATGGTGGCGGATGTGGGTGTTGGCAAGCGCCATGTTGGCCGCATCAATGAAAGCGTGGATGGCGATTTCGGGATTTTTCGGGATGAGACCATCGAAGCCGACGACCGGGCATTCCTGATGAAGATTGAGGACACCGTCCGGGCGGCGGTCGATGAAGCCCGGTTCAATGCGCTGGTGCAGAAACTCCGGGATGCCAAGGAAGCACCCATTCTCCCGGCGGCGGCTCCCAAGGTGGTTGAGCTTGCGGCCAAGGAGTTCAACATCCGCCAGAACGAGAGCGAGGGCATTCTGGGACATCTTATCGCGGGCGGTGACCTTTCCCTCTATGGTCTGGCAAACGCTGTCACACGGCACGCGCAGGACGTGCAGAGCTACGACCGCAGCACTGAGCTGGAAGCCACCGGCTACAAGATCATCACCATGCAGCCCTCGTTGCTGAAGCGCTGGAATGAGGAGGTGAGCATCGTATGAGTGGCAGACACATGAATGCCCGGCCCAAAAGGCTGACCCGCAAGCAGAAAGAAGCCCTTTCTGCACATGGCTGGGATTCCCGGCAGTACCTTTTCATTCAGGACAGCCCGGATGCCGGCGGCTGGGTTCTGATGAACAAGACCACCGGCCATTATGAAGTATTCAAAAATTGAAAGGAGAGTGCGATATGGCACAGGATACCGCATTGCAGGTCATTAAACTTCAGCAGTTGCCTATCATTGTCGAGCGGCTTCACAGCGTAAAGGCCGACATTGAGCGGCGCACCGCCGAAGCCACCTCGCTGATCTGCACCGAAGAAACCTATAAGAGCGTCAAAGATGCCCGCGCCCAGCTTACCAAGGAATTCAAGGAGTACGAAGCCCAGCGCACGGCCATCAAGAGCAAAATCCTTGAACCCTACAATGCCTTTGAGCAGGTCTACCGGGAGTGCGTGACGGCACCGTTCCAGCAGGCAGATGCCGAACTGAAGCAGAAAATCGCGGATGTGACCTCTGGCATTGTGGCTCAGAAGACGGAAGCGCTCATGGACTACTACGGCGAACTGGTGGAAGCCGCCGACATTGATTGGCTGGATAATCTGACCTACCGCCCGAAAGTCAACATGAGCGACAGCCTGACCTCTTTGAAAAAGCAGGCAAAGGCATTCGTGGACGGCATTGTGGCCGACGTGGCCGCAATCGATGGCATGGACAACGCCGCCGAGATCATGGTGGAGTACCGCAGCAATTTGGATTTGCCCAACGCCATCAAGACTGTGGGTGACCGGCACAAGGCGCTGGAGGAACAGCGTCGGCGGGAAGAAGAGCGCCGCGCCCGGCAGGCCGAACGGGAAGCCGCCGCCGAAAAAGCCCGCGCCGCTGTTGTGGCGGCTTCGGCGGTTGAATTGCCCGCCCCGGTACAGGAGCCGTCCGAACTGCCGGAAGCCGGCACTCAGCCGGAACCCCAGCCTGAACTTCAGTCCACCCCGGCGGCTGAGCCTATCCTGATGACCCGCTTTTATGCGAAAGGCACCAAGGCTCAGCTGATCGGTTTGAAGCATTATCTGGAAAAGGAAGGTATTGAATATGGCAACTTATAATCAGATGCAGGTTAAGCAACAGCCCAAGTTTTCTGTTGCAATCACCACCAAGGGCTATCAGTCCTTGATTTCCAACACTCTGCGCGACCCGGCCCGCGCCCGCCGGTTCACGGCCAGCATTACCTCGGCGGTGGCCGTCAACCCCGCCCTGCAGGAATGCGATGCCGGCACGATTCTGGCTGGTGCCCTGCTGGGTGAAAGCCTGAACCTCAGCCCGTCCCCTCAGCTGGGGCAGTACTACCTCGTGCCTTTCAAGCAGAAAGCCAAGTATGACCGCAGCGGCAGGATGATTCGCCCGGAGAGCGTCACCGCCACGTTTGTTCTGGGCTATAAGGGTTACATCCAGCTGGCCCTGCGCAGCGGCCAGTACAGGGAACTTGACGTGATGGAAATCAAAGAGGGTGAATACCTCGGCAAAGACTCCACGACCGGCAAGGCCAAGTTCCAGTTCATTGAGGACGACGATCAGCGGGATGCACTGCCCACGGTAGGCTATATGGCCTACTTCGAGTACCTCAATGGCTTCCGCAAGGCGCTGTATTGGTCGAAAGAGAAGATGATGACCCACGCCGATACCTACTCCAGGGCTTTCAGCCGCAAGAGCTATGAAGATCTGATGGCTGGCAAAGTCCCGGAAAGCGAGATGTGGAAGTACTCCTCGTTTTGGTACAAAAACTTTGATGACATGGCAAAGAAGACCCTGCTTCGTCAGCTTATTTCCCGCTGGGGCGTTATGAGCATCGAGATGACGAAAGCCATGGAGAGCGACAACGCCGTGGCAACGGTGTCCGACAACAACGAGATCATCACCGAGCCGGAACCGATGCCCGGTGCATCCGAACAGCCGGAACTGCATACCGGGAAGCCTGAGGTGGGCGATGGGCAGGCATTGCCCCATGTGGACATTGCTCAGAGCGAACCCACGACCGCCGAGCCGGTGGTTGACCTCAGCTCGTTATGATCGACTACAACATCATCGCAACTGGCAGTAAAGGCAATGCGGTGGTGATTGACCAAAAAATCCTGATTGACTGCGGCGTGTCTTTCAAGGCACTGTCAAAAGTATACCGGGCGTTGAAGCTGGTCCTGCTCACTCACATTCACAGTGACCACTTCCAGCCGACAACGCTCCGGCTTTTGGCAGAAAACCGCCCCACGCTCCGTTTTGCGTGCTGTGCATGGCTGTGCAAGCCGCTGGTGGATGCAGGGGTGCCGGTCTCGCAGATTGATGTTCTGGAGCCGGGACACATGTACGGATACGGCATCTGCAACGTCAGGCCCGATATGGTCAAGCACAATGTTCCGAATTGCGCTTGGAAAGTCTGGCTCCCATCAGGAAAGCTGTTTTACTGCACAGATATGAACAATTTGAACGGCATCACGGCTCCAAACTATGACCTGTACATGGTGGAAGCCAACTATGATGATGCGGAAATCCAAGCCAAAATTGCAGAGAAAAAGCTGAACGGTGAGTACATCTACGAGCTGGGAGTGCTGCACAACCACATGAGCCTTGCCAAGATCAATGACTGGTTATACGCCAACATGGGGCAGAACAGCGCCTATATCTATATGCACTGCCATCAGGACAAGGAGGATGCCACATGACCGGACGGCTGGTGGACATGGCTTTTACCCTCGGCGGGAAACAGCGGGTCACGCTGGAAATCAACGGCGACTTCCGTGAAATCTGGGACAAGCTCCATCAGGAGCAGGTTCTGGACGTAGAAATCAAAAAGCACAGGGAAAAGCGCAGCCTGTCGGCAAATGCGTATTTCCACGTTCTGTGCAACAAGATTTCTGCAGAAACCGGCGAGAGCGAGGATGCTGTGAAGCGGCGGCTCGTGGTTTCGTATGGAGCGCTGGCCCGCGATAAGGACGGCAAGCCTGTTGGCCTGAAACTCCCGCCGACCGTAGATCCCAGCGACTTTTACCCCTATGTCCGGCTCTATGAAACCCGGCAGGAAAACGGCAAAGGAATTTGCCCGTCTTGTGGACGGCGCAATCGAAGAAGCCAAGGAACTGGGCATCCAGACGGATACCCCGGAACAGCTGGCTCGTTACAAGGAAGAATGGTCGAAATGACCGGAAAGGACAATCACAATGGAAATGGTTTCTATCCCTCTGGAACAGTATCAAGAATTTCTTCAGATGCGGCTGGAACTGCACCTGATCTACACCAAGTGCAGCGAGGAAGCGGCCTATGATACCGGCACCTATGTTGCAGACCTGATGCGGATTCTGCACCCTGACAGATTTCCTGCACCCCCTGCGCAGCGCCCGGTGATGCCGATGAAAGTACCTGAGGTGATGCCCGATGCTGAACAGCTGTGATTTTCAGGGGCGGCTTGCCGCTGATCCTGAACTGCGGACCACCCAGACAGGAAAGCAGGTGGCAAGTTTCCGCATGGCGGTTGACCGGGACATGGTTGATGCCAACGGCCACCGCCCTACGGACTGGCTCACCTTTACCGCATGGGGCAAGACGGCGGAGTTCGTCAGCAAGTACTTCCGCAAGGGGAGCGCCGCTGTGGTTCATTCCCGCTGCCAGACGCGGCAGTATGAGGATAAGAACGGCAACAACCGCACGGCGATTGAGTTCGTGGTGGACAACATCTATTTTGCCGGGCCGAAGCAGGACAACCAGCAGGGGACCGTGGATGATGGCGGGACGAACCCGCCACCGGCAACCTATCGGAACCAGCAGCCGCAGCCCCAGCAGATGGGCTTCGCCACCCAGAGCCAGCGCCAGCAGTGGCAGGGGGCGGCCGATCATCCCGGCAATGTTCAGGTCAGCCAGAGCTTTTCTCAGGGCAGTGACGATGATTTCTCGGTTCTGGACGATGCCGATGATCTGCCGTTCTAAGGAGGTTCATTGATGGCAACTGGTAAACGGTATTACTGGATAAAGCTCAAAGATAGTTTCATGTCATCGGATGAAATTGACTATCTTATGAGCCAGCCAGACGGTGCCAACTATGTTGTTCTCTATCAAATGCTGTGTCTCAAGACCATCAATACAAACGGTTGTTTGGTTTCCAAAATCGGAGAAATGCTCATTCCCTACGATGCCGAAAAGATTCAGAGGGAATGCAAATGGTTCCCTCTGTCAACCGTCCGTCTGGCTCTGACTGTTTATAAACAAATCGGCTTGATTTTTGAAAACCCGGACGGAACACTGTCAATCTCTGATTATCAGAACATGATTGGCAGTGAAACCGACTGGGCGGCGAAAAATCGCAGAATTCGTAGTAATGCTGCGAACAAGGAGCTACAAGAGGGACACGACACTGGACACACAAGTGGACACAATGTGTCCAGTGATGGTGGGGAAAATGTCCCTACAGAGAAAGAGATAGAGAAAGATAAAGAGATAGAGAACAGAGAAAGAGTAAGAGATAACGGTAGTACGGCTGTCGATGCTGGGCTGTCTGAGATCATCCGCTCTTTCGAGGACAATCTCGGAGGTTTCCCACCAGCAGCGCGGGAAGACCTGCTGGGCTGGCGGGAGATTTTCACGGACGACCTCATCTTGCTG